TTCTGAATTTTCTCGTAGAGCAAGACTTACTTTAACCTATGGTAGCAAGGAAGTAGATATGGCAACTACTCAAGCAGGTGCTAGTGTTAGTTATAATTATTACTTTGGAGTAACTACGGACTTTCCTTCTGTAGCTGCTGCAGGAGCAACTCCTAAGGCAGTAATTAAATCTAGAAGACATAAAGTTGTGAATGGAGTAGAAGAGTCTTCCTATAATTTGGTAGAAACTTCAGTAATAAGTAAACCTAATTGGACTGGTACTTTATCCACTAAAGTATCAAGTACTACTGGTTCAGGAGCAGATTATGATGTTACTATACCCGTATATGAAAATACTGAAGCTAGTATACGAAAAGGTACAGTAGTATTACAACAGGGGGGTTCTGGTAAACAGCTTACTTTGAACCTTAATCAATTAGCTGCAAGTATTACTACTAGGGATTATATCAATTATGTAGAACCAATTCCAGATGGGATGTTTTCGGCTTTAGCTCAGAGTATAACTGTTACACTTCAATCTTATAGGGAAACCTTAATCAATGGTAAAGTAACGAGTAAAGTTGCTGTTCAACCTGATTTTGATTTGGATTCTACCGTTACCGATTGGGCTTCTGTAGATTTAATTGGTGGTAATCCTACCAATTATGAATATGATTTTGAGGTTTCTGTAAAAGAAAATACTACTAATCAAACTCGGTCTGGTAGTGTAATGTTTTATAATGGTACTGCTGAAGTAGAAAATAGTTGGGCATTTACCCAAGATGCTGCAACAATCTCTACACGGTATGAAATATCTTGGACTGCAAACTATAGTAATGGTACAGTAGAAGAAAACGTAACAGAAGTTGAATTAGAAGGTACTACGGGTATGGAAAATTCTGTAAGGATGGATTTACACATACTAGAATATACTTCTATCAATGGAGTAGAGGGTACTCCTACTTCTTGGGATTCTAGAGCCATAGCTGAAAACAACTCGGCAATAGCTTCACCCAGTGGTCAGGTATCTGCTACTCTACAATCGGATTCTGAAAATGCTTTTATAGGTATTACTAATTCTGTACAGAACTTAGCCGAATACCCTCGTACTCATACCATAACTTTATATAACCCTAAAGTTGTAATTAATGGTAAAGAGGTAGGGACAGTACCCACTATTACCCTACTAGTAAACCCAATACCATATACTAGAGTTTTTGAATTTGGTTGGGAACAAGAAGGAAGTACCATTACTAATATTACTCTAAATGGTGATATCTATGGTAGTAGTGCAGGTAGTAGGGATATTATATCTTATGCTAGTTTACGAAGGAATAATGTAGAGTTTGCTAAGAAGTATATTAAGCCTACACTCATACCACCTTCTGAAGATTGGTTGCAAGTTATTGATAATGGACAGAACTCAGATAACTCCTATAACTGGGCTTTCAGGGCATTAACCAATAACGAAGGAGATTCTGCAAGAAATCTGCAAGTTAGATTTGAACAACCTGGTAACGGTAATCAAGCTTTATATGCCTATGTTAGCCAAGACCCAGTGGCAACTGAACAACTAAATTGTGAATTAGGTAATTACTACTCTTACGGAGCTTCTGATATATTAAATATTGGATTTAGTTGGAGTAGTAGAGATGGAGGAAATACTACTGATAGTGGTGGTATGAATACTCCCGGAGGATATTTAAGAGCTAGAATATCTTTACCGGCAGAGAATGACTCCATTGATATGTATGCAGTAGGTAAACCTACTTATAGTAAACCTCTAAAAATTAAACTTTCTAATATTAGAAAAGTAAAAAAAATTAGTTATGGTAATTACGAGTATACAGGTCTTTCAGTAGGTTATTCTCAACAAGATTATAAGTTAGGTATAGTAATGAGTGTTGGTATGGAAAGTTATTTTCAATTAACTCCAAGTATCCTTAGTGAGTCTGGCGAATACGGTGGAGGAATACAAATCCAAGTAACTTTAAAACAAACTTATAATGGTCACAGTGGATATCATATTGCCAATATTACCTTAACACCTAAGGATTCAAATCTTCCAACTCTACATCTTAACATAGCCTGGGGAAATCCATAGGAGTCTATAGAAAGTTTAAAGATACGATACTATGGCATTATTAATGTATACGGCCATATACGAATAACTTTAAAAATTAACTTTATGTTTAACAACTTAAAACTCAAAAATTATGGGTAAATCTGGTGGTGAGGGCGTAATCGTCGCTGACCGCGGTTGTAATGATGGTTGCGGTTGTAATGGACGCAATTCAGGCTGGGGCTCCGGTTGGGGTGCAGTCGGTGGTGCATTAGTAGGTGGTGGCTTTGGTGCTGCTGCCGTGTCTGTATGGGACAAAATCAATGACACTAAAGCTGACATTCAGAAAGTAGAGTCTACTGTTCAGGAAGCAAAGGCAGGTATCTATAAAGATATTTCTGATGCTGCTAGAGGAGTAACTCAGGAAATCAGCGGAGTTGCAAAAGATGTTGCTGGTGTTGGTAGAGAAATCCTTAACAATCGTTTCACAACGGAAAGAGGACTTTGTGATTCGGGATACAAAACCAATTCCGATATCCGGGATTCTCGTGACCAAATGGGAGCAGGCTTCAATCGTGTTATGGACCGTCTTTGCCAGATGGAACATGAACAACAGAATTGCTGCTGCGAAACTAAAGGTTTGATTAAAGAAGTGAAGTCCGAATTGGCTCTTCAACTTGAACGTTGCTGCTGTGACCTCAAGAATGGCCAACAGGAAATCAAGTGTCTTATCGAGAACACTGCTAAAGACCAGGAAATTGCCCGTCTCAACCGAGTAGTAGATGCTCAGAGAGACCAGAACATTATCCAGTCAGTAGTTGCAGCTCTTAAGACTACATCCACAACCCCGGCTTAATAATAACCGTCGTCATTACGTAAGCCAGATTAGGAAGGAGTGCATCTTACATAGGTGTACTCCTTTTTTCGTTTATACCCACCTAAAGATAAAACGATATGGAAAGTGAAGAGATTAAGAAAGAACCAACCAATGGAAATCAACTAAAAGATTTTACTATTCAACTTACATTGCCTGCTCCCAATGCAGAGATAGCAAAGGAAGTAGCAAATAAAGCACAGTCACTCATTGACCAATTTGGATACTATCAATTCTTAAACCTGGTAGACTTTATGCAAAGGAATCCAGGTGCAGTATCATTTGGTTTAAACTTAATTAATAAAAGATGAACATGGAAGATTTGATTTTTTCTAAATTGCAGAAAGGTGATACCATATACACCTTAGAGAGAGACAGACGTTCTGGGTATCCAATCTTTGATACCGCTAAAGTATTAAAAGTTGGTGAAAGCAAACCTAGAGCCACTGGCCCAGATGGAAGCTTTGCCGCAAATACAGAAATCTCTATTCAAGACTCTGTATCTGCGGTGACTATATACCTTCCTACAGATGCTGCAGAGGGTATTTATAATAATGTTTATTACACTACCGACTTACGCAATATCGTAAACGAAGTAAATATCCAAAGGACTACTGCTGTAAATATCCTCAATAACCGAGAGAAATATGAGGCAATAGTTACCGAATGCGATAATATCTTTCATACCATTGAAGGCATGTTAACTCCTCAGCAACAACCATCTCAGGCTTATAAGCAAGAAGAGTTCGAGGCTTTTAAAATTGAAGTAGCAGAGAAGTTATCCATGCAACAAGATATTCTTATGAAAATTGCCAGTGAGTTGGGATTAAATAAGAATAAAGATGGCAAGCAAAAAGGTTAACATAAACCTCTCGAATAATCTATGTGATATTCAGATTTATGTAGACCCAGTTAAACAACGTCAAGCTGAGAAGTTGATTGCCAAGACTCCAAGTATTATGAAGCTCGGGTACGAGTTAGGTACTAGAAAGTTTGGCAATCAACTTCTTCGTATAGTAAGACGTAGTTTAAATAATGGTCTACCTCCTCCTGGTTCCAAAGTTTCTTGGCCTCCTCATGCTACTGCTACACTTAAGAAGTATGGAGCACATACATTATTAAACCTTACTGGCCAATATGCAAGGTCAGTTACAATGGTAACTCAGAAAGATAGAACCTTTGTTGGTCTTCCTCCAGGATTAAGGAAGATAACATACTCTGGTAGAACTTCTCGGAAAACACTTAACCAAATTGCTATCATGTTGGAGTATGGTAGTAGAGATGGTAATCTTCCACCTCGTCCTTTATGGAAACCTGCTTTCGAGGCAGCAGGTGGAAATGTAGTTTTAGAGAAAGAGATACGAAATCAATTAAGAAAAGAACTTAGAAAATATACAAAGTAATGGCAGATTTTGAAGCAGATAAAACATCTGGTACTGGTCCTGCACTCGTAATGGTACATCCGTTAAAAGTGAATGATACAGAAGCAGATAAAAAAGCCATCCTTACCATTACAGTTAATGGAGTACCTAAGACTGTAAATCTTATTCAAAAGAAAGGCAGCCTTAACTACGAATACAAATTAGAAGTAGATAAGGAAGCCATAAACATATTGGGTAAGGGTGGCTCTGATACTTTGGCAATCACTTCTCAACGTAGGGAAATGATTAATGGTACACCCCAAGGAGATTGGGAAAATGTAGAAGTTACAGCAGAATTCCTAGAGGAACCTCCATTTACTGCTGGACTAAGATTTACTGATAATGAAGAAAAGACTCTAGAGGTATCCATTACTTCTAAGAATACTACTGAACAAGCTATCAGTGGAATTCTAACTATCAAGCAAGTTGGTGGTCTAACTAAAACTGTAACTGTAACTCAAGCCGCTGGAGAAGTAACTTATTCTTACCGAATAGACCCAACAGGTACTACTTTAAGTGTACCCAAAGACCAAATTACAAATCCTTGGGAGGGTTCAGTTGGGGCTACCTTTACAGGATATAGAGCTAAACTGATAGAGGGAACTAAAGTATCAGAAGAGGTATTACCTTTTAAAATACCCTCTATTGGAGAAACTAAAGTAATCGATAATGGAAGTATAGCTGTTTCTTATTGGTTTACTGATTATGGTAGTATAGCTAATAATTATCAAGCAAGTTTTAGTGCAACCAGTCATATGAGGAAGAATGCTGGGATATACTTTCAAGCTTTTTCTGCAAGTTGGGAATGCCAATTTAATGATGGTGGTACTTATCAAATCAATACTTTACTAATGTTACAACTAGTTTGATATCATGGTAAATACAGAAGAAATCGTAGAAAGAACCTTTTATATCTGTCTATTACAAACGGCACTTAAAAAAGGTTTAACTCTTAACCCAGAAGACTACCTACCCTTATCACAGGAGAACGAGAAAAGATTTCAGGCAGATAAGGATGCTATGCCTAAATTCATTCCCATATACGGTATAGGTAACAATCAGGTTAAGGGTGCAAAGACATGCCCTAGAATTACCATTGAACTACAAGGGTTCTATAATGGTGATATAGGTGTGAACAAATATATCATTGGTGATAAACTAGCGAGTGGAAATTATCAAGCATCAGAATTTCCATACGAAACAAAAGATATAACTCTAGATATTCATCTGGTATCTAATACTCAAGCCGATATGAGATTGCTTCATAATATCATGTATGAAGCATTACCTTCTCGAGGATACGTAAGACCTTATTATAATAACTTAGAAGAATGGGAAGATGGTCGGGTAGCACCAACCGGAAACCTATTTATAGAAATAGGTAATTACTATGACCACCCTGACGAGAATCATGGTCTACTTGAAAAGGTATATCAGTATACTTGTAAGGATGGTATATTACCTGAGAGACTTGCTGAAGAAGGTGAACTTGTACCAATTCAGGATATATCCGTATTGATGGGACTAACCGAAAAGCAAGAGTCAGATTTACTTAACCTTAACGTAAAATAGCTCAATACTAGAGGGTATTAAATAAATGAGTAATTAACTTAATTAGTATAAATATGCCTAATTCACCATCTGTAAATTTCGAGTTTAAGAACGATAACGTTCTTCAAACTACTCCTATGTTAGGAGTTTCATGTGTATTGGCTAGAACTACTAAAGGTCCATATGATGACCCATCAGAACTTATCCAATCTTTCTCTCAATTCCAAAGAGTCTTTGGTTCTGAGATAGTACCAGATGGTTCTGTATCAAACATCGAAAAGGCTTTCAATGGTGGTTCTAAGCTTCGTATTATTCGTGTACTTGGTAAGGGTGCAACCAAAGGTGTAGTATCTGCTGCAATAAGAGCTAAAGCTGCATCTGCTCCTAAGGCTGCTGAAGACGGTTCTCCGGTAGTAGCTTCTGCAACTCCAGAGGAACCCACGGCTTCTACTCTTTTCAAGTTTACTTCTGGTTCAGTTGCTGTTGGCTTTGGTTTGGTAACTAAAGGATATGGAGACCCAGTTGGTAGTGCTGAAACTTTCTCTGTGAATATTTACAAACAGGCTAACACGGTTTACTATCAAGTAATTAGTGCT